GGCATACTCTGGGGGTATAGGTAGAGGGCAAGATCACGAGTTCTGCCTGATCCTTCTGGAGGATGATGTGGCCTCAAAATACCTAGAATCTCCTGACATGGAAGAGGTTACAGCTCTTGAGGCCGACGCCTTGATGGAACAGTGGCGCGTTGACAACGACGAATCTGAGGAAGTAGTACGTGATCCGGCTCGGATTCAAGCCGTTGCAGTCAAACAAGCGGCGGGGTTTGATCTCACTCAGGAAGACTTGGATGCAATCGACCCAACAAAGTCTACACCTGGTATCAACAAGCGACTTCGTAGTATGGCTTCTATCGTAGCCAAGACAGGAAAGACACTTACTCCAAAAGGACGTTAATTAAATGGCTAGAGTTTGTATCTCTGTAGCCACCAAAGGGCATATGCACGCAGCAACAGTAGAGTGGTTGCTGCGTGCCTTTGCCCAACTTGCACCAGACGTTGAGGTGCATATTGTAAGAAACTCGAACCCACTACAACACGCTCGCTGTGAACAGGTTCGACGGTTTCTAGCGTCTGAGTGTTCTCACATGTTCATTTTGGACTCTGATTGTGTGCCACAGGAGGGAACAATTCAGAAGTTGCTGTCCCGCAATGAGCTCATCATTGCTGCCCCACATCCAACTGTGAAAGGCAACGAGATTGGCTTGATGGTATTAGATAGGGACGGCGCGGGAGCGTATGTTCAGCACCGTCCTTTGGTAGGGTTACAAGGCCCTGATGTTGTTGTTGGTTGTGCTGGATTGTTGATCCACCGCGCAGTGTTTGATATAATTCACGATCCTTGGTTCCAGTGCGTTTATGATGAACAAGGCTTTCTTATCAGAACGGAGGACTTTGATTTCTGTGATAGAGCTCATGCAGCCGGTTTAGAGGTCTGGGCAGACTGTGATCTAATGCAGACACATTGGGTTGAGGTGCCTATCTAAATATGGCGTATAACGTTATTAGCGCTGATGGTACTGTCGATAGGCATTGTTTACATTCTGGCTTTTCATCCTCTATTAGTGAAAGTTATGCAAGCCCTAGCACTTCGCCTCGCGGCATTACTTGGAAGAGCTCAAATGTAATCAGCGCGGACAGTGATGCTTCAAGGCACTATATGCACACAGGCTTCTCAAGTTCTATCGACGGGAGCTATTCGAGCCCTGGGGTCTCTCCTTATGGTATTACTTGGGATGGCACAAATGTAATCAGTGCAGACTATGACGATGATAAGCATTATCGGCACACAGGATTCTCAGGAACTATTAGCGATAGCTATTCAACTGCGAGCAGTATTCCTAATGGCATAACTTGGGATGATATAAATGTTATCAGTGTAGACGGCATTGGTGATGGTCACCTTCGACATTCAGGATTCTCAGACACGATTAGCGATAGCTACCAGTCTCCCAGCTCTAGTCCTACTGGGATAACGTGGGACGGAACAAATGTTATCAGTGCCGATGAGTGTGCTGATGAACACTACTTGCACAACGGCTTTTCTGACTCGGTTAGTAATAGCTACGCCGCTCCAGATGGTAAACCCACTGGTATCACTGAGGACGAGCGGTATCCAGTGCAGACACAATCTGTAGCTGGTGCAATTACTTTTACTGGGGTGCTCGTAAGGGAATCTCTAAAGAACCTCGTAGGTGGTTTTGAACCTGCTGGGGTTTTGACACAGAAAACATCAAAGAACCTTGTAGGAGATTTTACGCCTTCTGGTAGCCTTATAAGCAAGGTATTGAAGGTTCTTACGAGTACCTTTGAACCCGCTGGTAAACTACTTGCTATCTATACTGAGCTGTGTGCAGGTGCCATAACATTTTCGGGCAGTTTAGCCCATGTACTAATTAGGGGTCTCGCTGGAGCTATAACATTTACTGGTATCTTATATAAGAAAGTGTACAAAGATTTTAAGGGCTCTTTTGCGCCAACTGGCTCTCTAGCTTTGCCCCCATACATGACTATTGTGGGAACTTTGGCTATGTCTGGGAGTCTAATAGTAGTTGGACCGGACACTTTAGTTTCTGGTAGCAGGCACCCAACAGCGCGGCAGCGAATCAGACGAGGGTAACGATAATTAGGAGGTATCATGGCAGTAACTCCAGATAGGGTTCAAGCAGGTCTAGTACAGCTAATTGACAATAACGACATGGACGTTCTTGGTGAGGTGCAAGATGATCCAACCACTAATACTGTTCTCGACCGGCTGAAGGCAATTGTTGATGGGCTATCTGCCGTAGTTATCACAAGCGTCTCCTCTCCAGTTACGGGGGGTTCCGGTAGAGTGGTACTGGTTGCTACAGGCCCCAGGCAGGCGTTAGCTGCCGTCAGCACTCTTATGGCTTCCGGGGTAACCATTATGGCTCCTTCTGCGAATGGAGCAGATATCTACATATATCGAAACGCTCTTGATACCTACGGGTACGTGATCGCTCCTGGAGGAGCCCCATTGTTCTATGAGCAGTCCGACCTAGCTAATATATCGGTTGGGGGCTCCCTTGGTGATATGATCTACTTTATATGGAGCTAGTAGATGACTGATCAGACACAACCTGGCTGGGTAAATAAGTTATTCAGCAAAATCCGAAAGATGTTCCGTCCGGATGTACCCCCTAAGAACACATCATCTACGGGAGTGACTAACGCCTCTGTGGGGAAGCTCAGTTCAGCGTTCTTTGAAAATGATCCTGAAAGACTCGCTGTCTATGCTGATGCTGAGGAGATGGACAGCACAGTAGACGAGGTAGCTACTGCACTTGATGTTTTAGCCGATAACTCGGTAAACCCTGAGAACGGGGAACAGATAGCCTTTAGGATTGTTTTTCTAAAGGGCGAAACGCCTCTCGTTGAACAAGTTTTAAAAAGAACGAGATGGAGAGAGAAAGCATATTCTATAGCAAGGGATACGCTGTTATATGGGGATACTTTCCTACAGTACGTCATCGACACAAAGCTCCGGATTGTCCGCTTGATGTATATGCCTCCGGACTCTATGGTTCGCAACGAGGACGAATCTGGATTACTATTGGAGGGCACTGAGCCGGGAGAGTCAGCTTTTGAACAGTACGAGCCGGGAACAAATCAGCTTATTGCCTGGTGGTATCCCTGGCAGATAGAGCATCTGCGCTGGAACCGTAGTGGGTCAAGAGTGTATGGACGATCTTTGCTCTCTACAGCTCGTACTGCCTGGAAAAAGTGGCAGGCTATGGAAGAGGCTCTAGTTATCAACTGGCTAACAAGGGCCTTCGCGCGTTTGCTGTTCATTCTCGATGTTACTGGGAAAACACCATCAGAGGCTGAGAGTTATATCAAAGCGTTCGCGACCTCACTTACAACTAGAAATATCACATCTGGTGTAAAGGGGGAGGCAGCTCTTTCTGTTGTGAAGGATATTTATATCGGTCGGGCTATGCACGATATGGGTGGGCGGCTATATCCTGGACAAACAGATGTTAAGATATTGGACACCGCAAACTCCGGATTTCTCAATTTGAGCCCAATAGAGTATTATCAGAATAAAGTGCTAACTGCTCTACGTGTACCTAAAGCACACTTAGGCTTAGAGCGTGATATAAACGCTAAATCGACTCTACAGCAACAGGATAGGCGTTTTTTGAGGATTCTCCGTAGAATCCAATCTATGCTGAGTGAGGCTATTGAGCATACTGTAAAACTCCAATTAGCTCTATTGGGCGTCGATCCTGACAGCGTTGAGTTCTTGGTTATGTGGCCTACACCCTCCTGGGCGGATATGCTGGATGAGAGTATGGCGGCTAAGAACTTTGCTGAAGCTGATGGGCTATTACTGGATCGTGGCCTAGTAGATAATGAGTTTGTTCAGACTAGACATTTGAGAATGTCTTCTGTGGAGATTGAGCGTATAAAGAGAGCACCAAAACCGAAATTGTTACCGGAAGGAGAATGATATGCCATTCAGAAAAGGAACAGTCCCACGCCGTCTAGCTGGTAAAGGAATACCTCAGGAGTTTCTTGATCAGTTCATTGAGGTGTATAATAGTGTCTACAAGAAACTAAAGGATGAAGGCGCAGCATATCGACAGGCTTATGGAGTTATGAACAAGTCGCTGTACAAAGCGGGCTATCGCAAAGCTAGAGACGGCAAGTGGTCTAAGTCCCATGAGGCGCTAGAAGAGGATCTCGTGTATGCTACCTCAATGGGTCAAAGGGTAACCTGGACAGAAGAACTAACTCTTGATGAAGCACTCCGAGATGGCTTCAACTTTGAGGGTGTAGCCTTTATCGACAATGCGGTTAGCCAGTTAGGGACAGGCTGGGAGAGATACTATTCTCCAGAGTTCAATGATCTATGTATGGAAAACACTAATAACTTTATGGAGCTTGGCCATACCGTGACGATGTATAATACTCATGGGAGTGCTGGCGGTTCTCTCTTTAATCCTGGCACCAAGAACCCTATCGGTAAAGTAAAGGGTGAGATGTGGCGGGAAGGATCAGAGATTAAGTATAACGGGTTTATCTCAGCCACAGAGGAAGGAAAAGACGTTATTAAACTGCTTTTTGATGAGGTTATGGGGGAATCATCGGTACGGATGCAAGAAGTGCGGAGTATTATGCACAGTCTTGGCAGCGAGGATCCTGACGGAGAGGGAGAGGATTATGGCTACATAGAAGAGATGCAGTCGGCTAGACTCGCCGGGATTGACCTATGCGACCATGCGGGTATCACCGGAGCTGGTCTAACAAGGATACTTGACGAAGCGTTGACATTTGCACCAATAGACAAGGAGGAGACCATTATGGAGATCAAGTGGGAGGAGCTGACTCTCGAAGCCGTTCTT